TGGCGTACTCGCTCAGATACAGCAACCAGCGCCAAGATGCGCGGAATGCTTACTTGGTCAGACAACAGCGCAGACCGTTGGGTTGCTACTGGCACCTATGATGAGCTTTACGTTTATAACTCTGCTGGCACGCAGTTTGAAATTACGCCGACTGGACTGACAGCGGGTCGTGAAGACGCGCTTGCGTTTACTGGGTACGGCGGTAACTTTTACGGCAACTTTGCATATGGCGTTGCGCGTCCAGATACATCCCGCATTCTGCCTGCAACGTCTTGGCACTTAGAGCCTTGGGGTGAGTTCTTGCTCGCCTGCAACGAAGACGATGGCAAGATTTATCAGTGGGAGCTAAATACAGGCACGGCTGCTGCGGTTCTAAGCAATGCACCTACGAGTAACAAAGGGATCGTCGTAACAGAGGAGCGTTTCTTGTTTGCGCTTGGCGCAGGCGGCAATCCTCGCAAGGTTCAATGGTCTGACCGTGAAGATAACAATACTTGGACACCTGCTGCGACAAACGAAGCTGGCGATCTGGAGTTAAACACATCTGGCTCTCTAATGAAGGGTGTGAGCGTCAAGGGTCAGACCTTGCTGCTCACAACGCGTGATGCTCATGTGGCAAGCTATATTGGCCCGCCTTACGTTTATGGCATTGAGCGCGTTGGTACATCGTGCGGTCTGGCAGCAAACGAGGCTTGCGTTGTCGTTGACCAAGGTGCGTTCTGGATGGGCGTTAATTCTTTCTACACCTACACAGGTGGCGGCGTTCAAGAAGTGCCATGCGATGTTTCTGATTATGTCTTTAACGATATAAACAAAGCGCAAGTCAGCAAGGCTTTTGGTGTATCCAATTCAATGTTTGGTGAGATTTGGTGGTTCTACCCAAGCGGCGGGTCAACAGAGAATGACCGCTATGTTGTGTTTAACTACATCGAAGGCACTTGGTATATTGGGCAGCTTGACCGCACTGCTGGGTCTGATCGTGGCGCATTCCGTCAGCCAATTTGGTCTAAGGCGGCAGATAAGAAGATTTACGAGCATGAGATTGGCTTAGAGTATGATGACCTAACGCCATTCGCAGAAAGTGGGCCGTTCCGCATTGCAACTGGCGATAATGTGATGTCTGTTATTGAAATGCTACCAGATGAGAAAACGCAAGGCGATGTGAATGCCACATTTAAAACGCGGTTTTATCCAAACGGCACTGAGCGAGACTATGGGCCATTTAGTATGAGCAACCCGACAAGCATGCGGTTTACTGGTCGTCAGGTTCGTTTGCGCGTTGAGGGGCAGCGTTATACTGATTGGCGTGTTGGCATAAATCGCATTGATGTTGTTCAGGGTGGGCGTAGATGACACAGCAGCAACGCGCACCAGAGCCAAGAGGTGACGACTGGAAAGTATGGGCGCGTCGTCTGATGCAGCACCTCGGTCAGACCCGCATTCCTCTTGTGCAGCAAACAGGTGAGGAGCCTGCTGCGGATGATGGTCTGCTTATGTGGGATCGTGAGAACAAGTATCCTGTTGTATCCAAAGATGGCGCATGGGTTCAGATTGTTCTTGAAGACGGTCAATATTCTGGCGCGATTACGACAGACCAGACTGCTGCGGCAATAAACACAGCGTACGCTTTAACGTACACATCTAGTGTCGCAGAGGGGATTACAAACGGAACGCCAAGCTCTCGGTTGGTTTTTGCTGAAGCGGGTCAGTACATGGTGAGCTTTTCGGCGCAGATTGCATCTACATCAAGTAGCACTGTAAACTTCTGGTTTTGGCCTCGCATTAATGGCACAGACGTTGCGGGTTCAACCATGAAAAACGCCTTGCACCAAAACAACGCGGTTTTGGTTGTTTCTCGGTCTGCTATATTTGATGTTAGTGCTGGCGATTACTTAGAGGCTATGTGGGCAGTAGATAGCACATCAGGGTTTCTAGAAGCTACGGCTGCAACGGCCTTTGCGCCCGCTGCGCCTGCGTCTACGATTGCGATAACGAGGTTACATGGATAATACGGATTTTGCACAAGAGATTACGCGCTGCCGCCCGTGGATTGAGGCGGCCTTAGAGTATTCTAATGGCACGCATGATTTTATTGACGTTGCTGAGGGTCTGTATCGAGGTACGATGCAGCTATGGCCTGCGGAGAAGGGGTGTATCGTCACAGAAATTGTGGTATATCCCAAAAAGAAAGCGTTAAACGTGTTCCTTGGCGGCGGCGAATTGGATCAGATTTTGGATATGCATGAAAATGTGATAGAGTGGGCCAAAGCGCAAGGGTGTGAATGTTTGATGATGACTGGTCGCTTTGGCTGGAAAAAACCACTAGAGAAGCACGGTTGGAAAACTTTGCATTCCTCTTACGTTAAGGAGTTTGAATAATGTCAGGCGGTAAAGGCGGCTCACAAACGTCATCGGTAGAAATACCTGAGTACATCGAAGCTGCGGCACAGCGTAACTTAAACAAAGCCGAGCGCATTTCGCAGCTTGGCTATGTTCCATATTATGGCCCAGACGTTGCAGCGCTTACACCAATGCAGCAGGCTGCAATGCAAAACGTGGCAGGTGCGGCTGGCGCGTTTGGAATGGCGACACCTCAAGGGCAAGACATTTACGGAATGCCTGCTCCAACTGAGTATGCAGGCGGCATTCAAGGTTACTCATCAGCGCCAATGTTTGAACAATCTCAGGCTGAGTTGGCTGCACGCCGCCCAGCGCAGAAATCGTACATTGATAGCTTCTTTATTGATCCGTTTACTGGGGAATATGCTTATCAGCCGACTGATTACACGCAGTACCAGACAAGTGCTCAAGAGCGTGCAGCGCAGCGAGCGAATGAGTTAGCTATAGCGCAAGCGCAAGCTGGTCCTCAAACAGTAAACTATGAGCTAACTTCATTTTCGGCAAATCCTAATTTAGCGGTTCAGCCAAATGATCAGATTTTTAACATTGCGCCCCCAGAGGTTCAGCTTGCTCAACAGATTATTGCTACTGACCCAACAAATCCTAATTATAATGAGGCATTCCAAACTGTTTATGATTATCAGTCTCAACAGGCAGTAAGCGATCCTACTGGAATGTCAACTGGATTTGGGATTACGCCAGAGGTTCTAGACGCTGCTGGAATTGAAAACTTCATGGCCCCACAGGTTGATTTGAGTGGAGAGCAAGCATCGGAGTTTATAACGACGCCAGCATCAGGTATAACTGATACAAGCACTGCTGGCACTGGAACCCAAATTATGAATGACATAACTGAGGGCGTCACTGGTCTTGCTTCAAACACGCTTCTTGGCAACTTGTTACTTGGCGATAGCTACAATGTTGGTGCTGCAAATAATCCAATCGAAACGCCAACTGTGGCAGAAATGGAGGCGGCAGCGCCGACAGGTATGACCTACAACACAGCTACAGGCTCATACACGCAAGATGATGACGCTCCATTGCCTACAGTCACGCCAAAGCTGCCCTCTGACGTTGAGGCTGAAGAGGACCTGCCTGGAAATGTTATCAGTCGCGCTCTTAACATTGGGGCAGGCAAAAAAGACGAAAGTAGTGATAGCGGTTACGCAGGGGAAAGCGGTGATGGCTGCGTGGTCGCAACATACGCAGTCAGCTCAGGAGCATTCACGCCAAGCATGAAGCGCGAGGCAGTCGTCTGGTGTATGCATAACTTGCATGACAAGTGGTGGGGCGAAGCGATCCGCAGAGGTTATCGTCACTTAGGCCGCAAGAAGATTGAGCAAGGTAAGGCACACGAGCATTACCAAGAGTTCCGCAACTATATTGACTTTGCCTCTGGCAAAAAACGTACAATCAAAGGCGCTATTCACTTTGCAGCGCGAACAGTCCAATTCTTTGCGGTTGGCCTAGTTAAAGGAGACGCATAATGGCGGGTTCAGCAGGCGGTATAACAACAGGGTTTGACATGGTTAATCAGCCGAATGCGCCGACAGCTTCAGCAACAGACCCACTTGCACAATTTGCAAACAGTGGGACAACCTTGCCACTGTCTCCCAACGCAGACCCTAGAGGTATCCCCATGCCCTCAGCAGGTAGGCGCGACGGTCCTTGGTGGGAAAAAGCAAATTTAGTGGCAACGCTTAATCCTGACCCTATGCGTCCTGCGCACTCTGGCGGGCATTTGCCTATGAAGCAGCCACTTGCTGCGCCAGCCCCAGCAGGCGGCGGAAAAGGTGGCGGTGGAGCGGTCGGTCAGCCAATGCCTCGCCCAACGCAAGGCCAGTTTGCGCCTCTAGCTCCACAAGGCGGCTTCAACGTAAACCAAGCAGCAGCAGGCGCATTGCAGCAGGCTATGATGGGGACGCAGGCGGGCATGGGGTTCCAAGCTCCCCCATCAATGGCATTCGGATACGCTCCAACAATGCAGCGAGTGCAGGGCCAACAGCAGGCTTACGGCTACACCCCAGCCCAGCAGCAATTGCAAGGCATGCAGACTGGGTTCGGGTATGATCCATCTCAGCGCCGCGGCTTTACATTGGCTGGTCGTGACATTGCTCAGTACGAAAGCCCCTATCAGCAGGCAGTCATTGATCGCACGCTTCAGGATTTATCTGGTGCGCAAGAAAAGGCGCTCAACGTAATGGGTCAGCAAGCCACAGCAGCTCGTGCGTTTGGCGGTTCTCGTCAAGGCATAGCTGAAGCGGAGACACGCAAAGGCTTTGCAGAGAAAGCAGCAGAAGCAGTTTCAAACTTGCGTGAGCGCGGCTTCCAGCAGGCGATGGGCGCGGCTCAGTTTGATGTGGGTCAGCTTGCAGGTACAGAGGCGGCGAATGTCGCAGCGCAACAAGCAGCGCAGCAGTTTGGCGCAGGCTCAGCCCAAGCAGCTCAGGCAGCAAACATTGCGCGGCAGCAGCAGATTGAAGCAGCAAACGTGGCAGCACGCACAGGTGCAGCCCAGTATGGCGCAGGTGCGCAAACAGCGGCAGAAGCGGCAAACATCCAGCGTGCGCAGCAAGTCGCAGCGTCAAATACAGCAGCTCAGACAGCAGCGGCGCAGTATATGGCGCAGCAACGCCAAGCAGCTCAGCAGCAAAACTTTGCTAATCAACTTGCTGCATTTGGTGCGCGTCAGGGTGCAGCATCACAGCTTGCAGGGCTTGGTCAGCAGGCGTTTGGCATCGGTCAGACAATTCAGCAGCAGCAATCACAGCAAGGTCTGTTGCAGCAAGGATTGCAGCAAGCGCTTATCGACGCAGCGCGTCAGCAGTACGCGGGCTACATCGGCTCGCCATCGGCTGCGCTAGGTGCGCCACTGGCAGCGATTGGTGCTTCGCCAGTTCCGCAGTCAACGACGTCAAGCAGCAGCCCAGGTTTATTTAACTACCTGCAAGCAGCGGCTGGAATGGGATTTAAACCTTTCGGGTAAGATATGGCAGTAAACTATAACATACCGTTTCAGACGCAGCTCGACTATATGATGTACGAGCTGCAAGGGCCAGAAAGTCGGACAATGGACGCTTTCAAGTCTGCGGGCAATGTGACGCCGCAAGACTATGCCGAGCTGTTTGAAAAAAAGTATGAACGCGCTGGCGGTCATGGCTTAGATCGTCGCAAGCAGTATGCGCTTGAAGTCTTTAAGACGGCAGGCACAGACGCATTTAGCAATCTGCCGCAGAATGCACAAACTGCTTTTAACTACTTTAAAGGTAAAGGCTTCACTGACGCGCAAGCCGCAGGCATCGTCGGCAACCTAATGACAGAAAGCTACGCGCAGATTGATCCGAATGCATACAACCCTGCTGGCGGCGGAATGGGTGCATACGGTATTGCTCAGTTTCGTGGGCCACGACTAAAAGGGCTGCTAGGTTTCGCTAGTACGCGAGGAGATCAAAGCATGGATGGAACACAACCAACAACAGCACAGCCAACACAAAAGCCGTCGCTGCTAGAACAGATGAAGCAGTCAACTGGCGGTCTGAAAGGTGTTTTGGATTTTGCAACCCAGCGCAATCCAGACACTGGACTATCAAAGTTTGAAACATTTGCGGCAGCTCTTGATCCGCTTATTCTGCCAAGCATGCGTGCAGGCTCAGCGATCCGAGAGCAGGGGCAGTCGCGGGTGCAAACAGGTCGTGTTAATAAGACAGTTGAGTGGCTGAAAAAGAATGGCTACCCAGAGATTGCTGCGGCTGTTGAAGCTAATCCTCAGTCGGCTGCTAATGTGATGAGTTCCATTTTGTCTGAAAAGTTGGGCGGGCCGAAAACTAAGGTTGTTGATGGCAGGTTAATAAACGAAGCAACTGGTGAAGTTATTTACGGCGGTGATCCTGAAAAGCTAAAAACTCTTGACGATAAGCAATTTGGCATCGTGCGCAACTTGAGTAACGATCTTCTAAAAGGGTATAAAATTTATGATGAGGTTGCTAACGGATATGGCCTTATCTCAAGCGCAATCAAAAACAAATCAGGTGTTGATGATTATGTTTTGACTGTCGCGTTTGCTAAAATCCTTGATCCTGAAAGTGTTGTTCGTGAAAGTGAGCAGGCTGCTGTCGCTCGTTCAGGCGGTGCGATTGATGCGTTTGTTAAAGACGTTCAGAACTTTATCGCTGGCACTGGCAACTTGCCAGAACCTGTCAGAAATCGGATTTATTCAACTGCTCAAAAGCGTGCAAAGTTCTACTTTGACAAAGCTAAACTTGAATATGACCGAGCCGTTAAAACCGCAGGCTTTGCAGGCATTTCTCAAGAAATTATCAACGAGGTCATCCCAAAGCCGACACCTATGCCAAACTTCTCGCCCATCCCAACAGAAACAGATGTTGATGAGCCAGAAGACACGAGAACGCAATCGGCTAAAGCTGCTGGCGTTACTATTAAGCAGTGGAACGCAATGTCAGCAGAAGATAAAGCACTATTCCCATAAGGACTGAAAAATGACACCAGAACAACAGGCCGCACTAGATAGAGCTAACGCAGCATTGGCAGAATTAGGCCAACAACCACAGGCGAATGTCGGAGCGGGTGTTGCTCGATCAGTAGCGTCTGGTTTAACATTCGGAGGCGCTGACGAAGCCGAAGCATACATTCGCAGCATTTTCGGTTCGCGTGAGTATGATGATCTGCTCAATGACATTCGCGGTCAGGTGGGCCAGTTTCAAGAACAGCGTCCAGGCTTGGCGTTAGGCTCTGAGCTTGCAGGTGCAACCTTGCCCGCTATTATTGCGTCGTTGTTCACTGGTGGCGCAGGCGGTGCTGTCGCGCTCGGCTCCCGCTATCCTATGCTGTCTGGCCTAGCTAAATCAGCAGGCATTGTTGCTCCTCGCACTTTAGCAGGCTCAGCAGGTTATGGCGCAGTGCAAGGTGCGGCGACAGGCTTTCTGTCTGGTGAAGGTGTAGAAGAGCGCATTCGCGGGTTAGCTACTGGCGGCGCTGTTGGCGCAGGTTTAGGCGCCGGGTTGGACATTGCAGCCAAGGCACTGCAAGGCACTCTCGGCAACTTCATGGATTACACGCGCAGAAAACTTGGCAACAAAGGCGGTTCGGCAGTTGAGCAAGAGTTGCAGCGCATAGCAGCCGAGGCAGGCATTACGCCTGAGCAAGCATATATTGAAGTCGCAGAAGGCCGATTGATGGCAGAAAACAAAACTCTGCAAGAGGCTGTTCGTGGATACTTTGATAAAGGTGGCCCAGGTGCTGCACTGCTTTCTGGCACTGCACGCACACGCCCAGGCGAACTGCGTAAAGAGCTTGTTGAGGATGTGCAGCAATATCTGACAGACGTTGCACCAGGCGCAAACTTCTTGCGCGATGAAGCTGATCGTATGAGCGATCTAGCAGACGCAGCTCAAGATTTATATAATAGCCCATCAATGCAGCGCGCTATCTCAGAAAATGCTTTACCAATCATGAAAGACATCTTCCAGCGTGCGCCAGAAGCATTCGCGGCAGTTCGTCGTGAGTTAGGCGTTGGTGGTAAAGAACTATTTTTTGAGTTGGCAGAGGATGGATCAGTGAATGTACTGCGTGCGCCAACGATCCAAGAGGCTGAAGTTGTTCGTCGTGCAATCAACGATCTAAAGGGGAAGTATTACAAATCTGGTGAGGGCGGCACAGCCAAGGCATACGGCGCATTGGAACAAGAGTTGCGCGATGCTATTGATATGATTAGCGACGAAACTCAGCAGGCTCGTGCAACATACAACACAATGATGGATCAGGATAGAGCGTATAAAGCTGGTGAAAAGGCGTTCAAAGCAACTCCTGACGTTGATCAGATTGAGTTAGACATTGATCGTATTGCTGCGTTGGGAGACGAAGCATTGCGGGCTTATCGCACTGGCATCATGCGCAAACTGCGGATTGCAATGACAAGCAAGCGTGCAGCCTCGATTACAGCAGACCTTGCAAACCCAGACACAGCTTTGGGCCAGATGATGCAGCTTATATTCCCAGGGGAAGACATGAGTGATCTAGCGATGAAGCTGCAAACTCAAGAAGGTGCTGATGCACTTGTAAAAACAATTCTACTCAAGTCTCCAACTCAATCGTCAGGGCAGCAAATTGCACGACAAGGCGCAGGTGTTGGTGCAGAAGACATTGCAGAGGCGACAACCACCTTTGGCATGTTGCGCTTGCTACGCAAGCTGACAGCACGCACACGCCCAGAACTGACAGACAGTCAGCGCGAGCAGGTCGTTCAAGCATTGTTGTCTCAAGACCCTGATTACATCAAGAGCATGCTGCGTGATGAGAGCGGCATAGCAGTCATTCAGAACTTAATACAACGAGGCTCTGAGGCTCTCTATGCTGGCGGCAGAAGTGGTGCTATATATGGAACAACAGAAAATGCACCGCAAACAGCCCAAGGCGTTCTTGGCATGATTGGCCCACAGTAAGGAAAAACAATGGAACCTAAAGAAAAAAGTTTCACCGAAGTTGAGGGGATCGTTCAGGATGCGATTGCGCAGGCTGTTGATTTTGTTGAAAGCGAGATTACGCACGACAGGATTAAGGCTCAGCGATACTTTGATGGTGAGGTTGATATTGGCTACGAAGACGGACGGTCTAGCGTCGTAGCAACAAAGGTTCGCGATACAGTACGCGCAGTCAAGCCAAGTTTGATGCGTGTGTTCATGTCAACTGCTCGGCCTGTTGAATACATCCCCAAAGGCCCAGAAGATGTGGCGTTTGCAGAACAAGCAACAGACTTTATGCACTATGTGTTTAACAAGAATGACGGCTTCCGCGTTCTGAACGATGCATTCCATGACGCTCTGATTAAAAAACAGGGTATCGTTAAAGTTTACTGGGAAACGAAGTACCGCACAGAAACTTACAGCTACACAGACCTAAGCCAAGAAGAGCGTGATTACATTCTGTCTGACATTGGCATCTCTATCGTTGAGGAAGAGATGATGATGAGTATGACGATGGACGAGATGGGCATGGAGATTGAAGTGCCTAGCTTCTCTATGAAGGTCGCTCGGGCAATCCCAGAGGGCAGCCTAAAGATTGAAAGCGTACCGCCAGAGGAGTTCTTCGTAAACTCACAGGCCAGAACGCTAGATGATGCATATGTCGTCTGCCACCGCACTGAAATGCGCGTAGGTGATCTGGTTGCAATGGGCTACCCATTTGAGGAGGTCTATGACCTAGATAGCTTGTACGGTGCGTCAGACATCTCTGAAGCAGAAGACATTGAGCGTCGTGGCTACTCGCAAGACGACTACGAAGATCAGTCAGGCGATCCAGCAATGCGCAATGTCGCAGTCACAGAAGCATATATGCGCTTGGACGTAGAAGGCACAGGCGTACCAGTTCTGCACCGCATGATCTGCGGTGGTTCAGGCTACAAGCTGCTAGACTTTGAGCGTGTTGACGAAGTGCCATTTTCGGTCTTTGAGGTCGATCCAGAGCCGCACACAATGTACGGACGTTCACTTGCTGAGCTGATTATGGATGACCAAGATGCATCCACAGCAATCATTCGCGGCATCCTTGATAACGTAGCCATGACGAACAACCCGCGTATTGGTATTGTTGATGGCGCAGTCAACATTGACGATGTGCTAAACAACGAAATCGGCGCAGTCGTTCGCATGCGTCAGGCAGGCTCGATCCAAGACCTTGCAGTGCCATTCACTGCCGGGCAGACACTCGGCGCGTTACAGTATATGGATGGCTTGGTTGAGCAGAAAACTGGCGTTTCACAAAATGTTGCTCTAAACCCAGACGCCATGCAGTCAACAACTGCGGCAGGCGTTCAGGCAACAGTTGACGCAGCGGCAGCTCAGGTTGAGGTTATGGTGCGCAACTTGTCAGAGGGCATGCGTCGTATGTTCGGCCTGCTTTTACGTTTGCATGTGAAGCACACAGACGAAGAACAATTGATGCGCATGAACGGACAGTTTGTGCCTGTTGATCCGCGCGTCTGGAACGCAGACATGGACATCCAGGTGAATGTCGGTCTAGGCACTGGCAGAGAACAAGAGAAAGCAGCCGCGCTGCAAGGCATTTTGCAAATTCAGCAGCAGGTCTATCAGAACTACGGCCCAATGAATGGACTGGTGTCACTGACAAACATCCGCAACACCCTAGCAGACGTTCTAGCTGCATCAGGTGTTCGCAATGCAGAACGTTACTTTGCGCCGATCACGCCTGATATTGAAGGGCAGATGATGCAGATGCAGCAACAGCAGCAGATGGAGCAGTCGCAGATGGCACAGATGCAAATGCCTGATCCGAATGCAGCAATCTTGCAGGCAGAGCAAATCAAGGCTCAAGCTAAGATGAACACTGACATGATGAAAATTCAGTTGGATGCACAAAAGGCTGCCGCAGAAGATGACCGTAAGCGCGATCAGATGGCGCAAGACCTGCTAGTTGACGCGGCAAAGGTGTACGGGCAGTATGGAACACAAGTAGATGTTGCGCGTATTAAAGCCGAGCAAGAAAAGCTGCGCACAGTTGCTAACATTGCCCAAGGTGGATCGGCGTGAGTACGGACATACGCATAAAGGCTGATGAGGCCAAAAGATTAAAGAACGACACTGCTTTTGCGCAGTTCGTTCAAGAGGTTCGTGAAAGCCAGATGATGGTTTTTGCAAACAGCGCAGCTCAAGACGTTGAGAAGCGCGAAGAGGCGCACGCAATCATTCGTGCGCTAAACCTGATCGAAGTGAACCTTGACGCTGCAATCGCAGCAGAGACACTTCTAGATCGTAAACGATAAGGAAGTAGCACCGTGGAAAATGCGACTACTATTGAGGAAGCAGTAAGCCTAATTACTGAACCAACCGAAGCACCAGAAGCCGAGGCAGCGCAAGCTGTTGAGGTTGAAGACGCAGAGGTGACTGAAGAAACAACGGAAGCAGCGGAGCCAACTCAAGAATTTGAGAGCGACGATGATGACGTTGATTTAGATGACGTTGAATTTGATAACACTCCAGAAGTTGAAGCGGCTGAGGAAACCAATCTTATCCCCGTTAAGATTAACGGCAAAGAAGAGATGTGGACACTGGATCAGTTGAAGCAGTCAGCATCAGGTCAAGGCTATATCAATCAACGCATGCAAGAGATTGCGCAAGTTGAAAAACAGTACAAAACGCAAGCTCAGCAACTAGCACAGCAGCAGCAGCAATTCCTGCAAATGCAGCAACAAGCTCAACAGATTGGCATGACGCCACCAGAAGCTCCATCAAAAGAGCTGTTTGATCGTGACCCCATTGGATATATGGAAGCGAAAATTCAGTATGATGAGGCGGTGGGTCAATACAATCAGCACATCCAACAAGTCCAACAACTTCATCAGCAACAGCAAGCAATGTCAGTGCAACAGCGTCAGCAGTTCCTGACACAGCAAGCTGAAATTTTAAAGCAGCATTTACCTGAGATCGCTGATCCTGAAAGAGGCGACAAACTCAAGGCAGAGCTGGTTAAAACTGGTGCGCATTACGGCTTTTCTGAGGCCGAAATACAAGGCGTAGCAGATGCTCGTTATGTTCGTGCATTGAACGATGCAATGAAATGGCGGCGCTTGCAGCAGAAGAAGAAGGATGCAGTAAAGGGTGAGCAGCCGAAACCAGTGGTCAAGGCTGGAGCGAAGCGTAGAGTTGGGGATGGTGAAGCTGCGGCTAAGAAGAAACAGCAGCAAAAGCTGCGCAAATCTGGTCGGATTGAGGACGCCCTCAGTCTGATGCTAAAGCCTTAAATTTGGAGTAAATTACTATGGCACAACCGACTAACACATTTGACAGCTATGATGCTGTCGGTATCCGCGAAGACCTTAGTGACATCATCACTAACATCTCGCCTGAAGAAACACCATTTTACACCAAGTGTCGCAAAACATCTGCGTCTAACACTTTGGTTGAGTGGCAGACAGACGCGTTGCGTGCATCAGCAGCGAACGCGCACATTGAAGGTGACGACACAACTGCGTCAGCAGCCGCTGCAACGAGCAGATTGAACAATCGAACTCAAATTTTCAAAAACGCAGTTACGGTGCCTGACACAGACGAAGGTTTGGACAAAGCGGGTCGTGCGGCTGAGATCGCATACCAAACATTGAAGATCGCCAAAGAACAGAAATTGGACATTGAGAAGGCTCTTTTTGCGTCCAACGCAAAAGTTTCTGGTTCTTCATCTGTTGCTCGTGAGCTTGCTGGTGCGCCTGCATGGTTGACATCAAACACTGACTTTGGTGCGAACGAAGGTGCAGACCCAACTGGTGACGGTACAGACACTCGTACAGACGAGACAACAACATTGATCGCGTTCTCACAAGCACGCTTTGATGGTGTTATGCAGTCTATCTGGGAAAACGGCGGCAACCCTGACACTGTGTACCTATCAGCATTCCAAATGAATGTTGCTCTAGGCTTCACAGGTAACAACAACCAGCGTTCAGCAGTACAAGCTGGCGATGAGCGTGTTATCAAGTCAATGGCAGTGTATGTCACACCTTGGGGAACAATCGAGTTCATGCCAAGCCGTGAGAACCGTTCTCGTGACGTCTTCATCATGCAAGACGACATGTGGGAAGTTGCAACACTTCGCCCAACTAAAAACATTGAGTTGGCGAAAACTGGCGACGCAACAAAGCGTCAGGTTGTTACTGAACTAACATTGTGCGCGAAGAACGAAGCTGCAAACGGCGGCGTGTTCGACAACACAACATCATAACGTTATAGCGTTGTGACTTAGAGGGGCTTAGCGGCCCCTCTTTTATAACAGGAGAGCGGAATGAGAGTTTTAATAAAATATCGCAGCATGTCTACCTGTGCGGGTCGCGTGAAAAACGGCGACATCGTTGATTTGCCAGAGGCAGAAGTTAATCGCATATTGAAGACCAAGCCGAGTTCGCTAGAGATTTTGCCAGAGTTGCCCTTGGAAGCGCCTGCGCCTAAAAAGGCCGCGCCCAAGAAGAAAGCACCAGCAAAAAGGAAGCCGAAAGTTGCCAAATCAATCAACTAAAATTAAGGAAACCATGCGCGTTGAGGATGATAAACTCATCATCAAAAAGACGCATGATGCCACAGTAGCCCTGAAAGACGCGGCGCACGCACGCGAAGTCACAGACAACAGCTTTGGGTCTGACTATAAGCATGTCGGTAATATTGACATGGCTATGCTAAATATCTGGCTAAAAGAGGCTGGAGTAGCATGGACAGATACACAAGCAGTAAAAGATGTGATAAAAAGGAAGTTAATGAGTAACGAATTTAGCAGCCTGCGCGTGTGGGAAGGTAGATACTGATGGAAGTGAACTTTGAGATGATTGATGCGATTATGCAGTGGGTTGTTTTGCCGATTGCTGGAGTTGTTATTTACATGTTCAACCGCCAAGGTCAGCATCACACTGACATTGCAGTCCTCAAAGCTCAACACGAAGCCACAAAGATGTCTCATGATCGCGAGATGAAAGAAATGAAGACAACCATTGCTGCGATCTTCAACAAGCTCGACACAATAGAGCAAGCGTTGAGAAAATAATGCTCTTTGTATTGATCCACGTACTGTATGTGTGGGTCAATACTCCTAGCGGTGCAATGCCGATGGCGCTATGCATTTATAAATCCCCAGAAATAGAGTATAATTACCTTGTATTGCAGCCTGCATGGGTCGGCTGCGTTGAATTTGGGAATTTGTAATGGCTATTCTGGAAAGCATTGCAGCAGCAAACGCGGCCTACAGCGTCATACGAACTGCGCTGGGCAACGGCAAAGAAACTGCGGGGCTGATCGGTGCTGTCGGGAAATTCTTATCAGCAGAAGAAGACGTAAAGGAGGCAGTCCAGCGCAAGAAGAACAGCCCATTGACAGCCATTACAGGTGGATCAGAAGGTGATTGGGAAGAATTTCAGCATCTTGAAAACTTGAGAGCCAAGCGTGCTGAGCTAGAAAGTTACTGCCGACTGTACGCACCGCCTGGCACTTGGGATCGCTGGCAGCAATGGCAGGCAGAGGCTCGGAAACAGCGGCAGGCTGCACGTAAGGCGGCGCAGTTAGCTCATGAAAAGAAGATGGAGCAAATCCAGATTGCGGCTGGTGTCATGCTGGCTGTCACTGGTGTTGTTTTAGCAATCTATTATTTAGGTGTTTACATGGGAAAGTGGTAAAATACACCGTTTTGGACAAAAACGGAAAAGTGGTTATAATCACCAGCAATAAACGAATAGCGGAGCATTATAATGGCAAAGACATTCATTGACGACTGGAAGATACTGCCACGACTAATGATGTTAGCAGTCACAGTCTTAACGTATCAGAGCGTCCACTGGTTCATGTCACTAGATGACCCAAGCAATGCTCAGGCAGGGCTTGTAAGCGTCTGTATGGGCGCACTCACAGGCTGCTTTGGCATTTGGATGGGCAAGGAGGCCAACAAATGATACAGGCACTCATAGGGCCGCTCACAGAGCTTGCTGGCGGTTGGCTGAAGGGCAAGGCAGATGCGCAAGCTGCGGCTGCCAATCTAAAGCTAGTTGAAGCAGAAGCCAAGGCCACCATTATGAAATCCGCAGCCACATCTGAGGCTGAGTGGGAGAAGATTATGGCGCAGGGTAGTCAGTCGTCATGGAAGGATGAGTGGCTAACAATACTGTTCAGCGTACCATTGGTGCTGTGCTTTACAGGTGAGTGGGGCCGCCAGACTGTATCTGATGGATTTGCTGCGCTTGAGAGTATGCCTGAATGGTATCAGTACACGTTGGGAGTGATCGTAGCTGCATCATTCGGTGTGCGATCAGCAACTAAGTTTTTCGGAGGGAAGAAATGAGCGAAGCAATGAAATGCTTGCAGGCAAAGTGTGGAGCCGTGGCAGACGGTGCGTTCGGTCCTAACACTGCCAAAGCGATTATGAAGCATTATGACTTTAGCCCACTACGAGCAGCCCACATCCTTGGGCAGTGTTCGCACGAAAGCGCTGGGTTTAAGCGTACTAAAGAAAGTCTGTATTACAGTACGCCAGAGCGCATTCAGGCTGTCTGGCCCTCTCGCTTTCCGACAGTTGAGGATGCTGTGCCATACGCCAAGAACACAAATAAACTAGCAGGCAAGGTCTATGCGGGTCGTATGGGTAACGAAACAGAGGAAGATGCTGCAAAGTTTTTAGGCCGTGGTTTCATTCAGCTCACTGGGCATAATAACTACAAATCGTTTACAAGCGACATGCGCCTGCCAGAAGTCTTGCAAGACCCATCACTTGTTGAGACTGAGTACGCATTTGAAAGCGCGATCTGGTTCTTTGACAAAAACAATCTGTGGAAGATTGCAGACAAAGGGACGGATGTTGGAGTGATAGAGGATTTGACCAAGCGGATCAACGGCGGCAATCACGGTCTGTATGATCGGATCGAGCAGACGCAGAAGATTTACGGCTGGCTGTCTTAATCAATATCCATTGCATCTGACCCACGCTGGATCATGTCGGCATGCATATTTGAACAGATGTTCAATAAAGCAATGTAGGCACGAACAAGTGCCTCTTGCTCTTTATCGCCTCTCATCCAACGATCTTGCGGAATGCCGCGTTCTGCTCGTTCAACGATCTTGGCTGCGATTGTAAAATATTCTGGTATGTCACTCATCTTTTTCTCCCTCTCTTTCAATCCAATGATAGATGCGATGGCAGTTGGCGCAAAGCGGAATACATTTTTCGGCCTCTTCATATGCTTTCTTTATGCTCCCTCTCCTTAGTAGATCACTGACTTTCTTGTCACCTGATGCGTCAGGGTGGTGAAAGTCTATAACTGCTGGGTGCTGTATTCCACAAAAAAAGCAGGCCAAGCCTGCCTTATATTTTTGAAACTTCTCTCTCTGTTCTTTTTTTCTCTTTCGTGTGCGCTCAAGTGTAAGCTCACGGTTTCGCTGATACCATCCAGCGCCGTACTCTTTCGCATGTTTTGCGCGCTTATCCTTGTCCTTATAGGGCAAGGGCGGCTCCTCTTGTGTTGGCTAATTAGGAGCATATCATAAAAATGAGGCACTTATAACTCCTTAGGGCGCAACTTTGGACGAATACTGGAAGACAGCTTGTCAGTCTCAATGCACCACATGTCTACGCTGCTGTCGGCAAACATGTACTCTGACATGTCCTCGTTGTCGCGGATCATAACCTGACATGCCTCATATGAGGGCAGCAGTATATACGTCTGTATGTCCATATTTCGTACAGTATATTCGATGTAAAACGCGGTAAAAAATTCGATTGCACTCACTCCCTGTTTTGCTAAATTGCGCTGGTGGGCGGCTTACTGAAACGTCACGACAAGATTTTGTTGGTCGTATCAGACCCGCTGTATCCCGACACATAGCGCCGCCCACACGATTATTTCTGGCAGTATTTTGCACGCCAATAACGCACGCTGCTCTCGGATATGCCTAGCTCTTGGGCAATGTCGCATGTGCGAAAGCCCTCGTTGACCAATTCCTTAATTAACGCCAACCGCTCTGGGTTATATGTTCCATGCGGTCTGCCCTTCTGTGTTGGCTTCGGCTGTTCGCGTTTTTGTTGTTGCAGTCCTGTACCCCATTTCTTGCGGTACGCAGCATTTTCTTGCTTGGCTAGTGCGGCCCATGCTGTGGCTATTGTCATACTGGCGCTCCTGTTACGTCATCTCTTTCACGTTTCATTGTCTCAACGACATGCTCTGCTGATGCCTGTATTGCATCAATATGCACTGCTGAGGCAGTTGGGTTTGCCCTTGCTGCCCTACAGTGTTTTACGATTTGCTCCAAATACTTTGCGATCTGGTTGTCTGTCACTGCTCGTTCCTCTTTATAATTGGTATCTTTGGTCATGATGCTTGTTGGCGAAGCTGTGTACTGCATGGCAATTTGCACACAGTATTTCGCACTTTCCCATTTCTTGCTTAATTCTATCCAGTGAACCCTTTTTAACTAGAACAGAAATTGTACTATGCTTCTTGACTGGCTCTAAGTGGTGAAAGTGCAATGCTACGGGGTGATCGCTGTATCCACACCTAGAACACCCTTGGTTCATTTTGATATTATCCACATAAGCCTTAGCTCTCGCAGCCCTTACGACTTCGTTTTGCCTCGCCCTTGATCTCATTCTCCCCTCCTCTCATCACAGAACTCAATCCAACATGGCACACAATAGTGCGCACTATTTTGCCCATCACCTGTTAAAACTAGGCTGTCTTTGCCGCATTTTTTGCATGGCTGCTTTTCCATCACCATATTCCCATCACAACGCCGACGATCCAGCCTAATACAGCGACGCCTGTGCCGCAAATAATAACGTAGTCTTGCCAATCAGTTTTCATTTTCTAGCTCCTCAATTTTCTTTTCATGCTCTGCGATACGATCTTTCGCGTTGAATATCGTTAGATCAAACGCGGCTAAGTCGGCGCTAATGCTGCCTGATCTGACGCCGCTGTTCTGTGTGCGCATGCGGTCTTGGGCTGCGCGTTGCTTTTTTATAAACGCTTGCTCAGTTGCGATCTGATATTCTAACTCTTCTTTTGTCATGTCCATTTCCTTTCCTCTGTGAAGGCAGGTTACAGATGCGCTAGCTTGTCGTCAACATATTTATGTGCAAGATGTGCAAGCAAATTTTCTATTGACTATTAATATACTGACGTGCGACTGTGCAAAATGTGCAAAGAGGTAAAATATGAGAAAAAATATACACATACCCGATTTACTTGCTGAAACGATTGGCAAATATAGACATGATGCGCGGTTTAAGAGTGAAACTGCTGCAATCGTTGATCTACTTGGAAGGACGTTGGCAGACATATATGCACCATCTGCGTCATATGTTTATTTAGCCTACAGTGACGCGAAAAACCTATATAAAATAGGCGTTTCACAGCAGCCAGCAGAGCGGATGAAAGAGCTGTCTGGTGCGGAATACGGTGGGGTGAGACTAAATGCCGTGATAAAAGGCGGCAGGGTTGCTGAGCAAATAGCGCACATTTTATTTGATCGCTTTCGGGATCATGGAGAATGGTTTGCGGTCAACCAAGATATTGCTAATTACTTTCGAGATCACGGTGGTGCGATAAAATTAGATGGCAAAAAGTTTGGCGTAGAAAAAGAGCAATGGAACCATCGAATTAAGAAAGAACTAGCAGATGGCATGCGAGAGTTGCAAAAAGCACGAGCAGAGCAGGGCATCAACCAAACACTGCGTGACCTGACAGAGGAGGCGTTTGACCTTTATTGCAATTACCACGGCGTCAAGGCGAGGGAAGCCGCATGACTGTCATCATCGGCATAGACCCTGGCTTTTCAGGCGCAGTCGCATTTCTCTGGCCTGACATGAAGCTCGAAATACACGACATGCCTGTATTGAAGAACGCCAAGGGCAAGACGGAGCTTAATCTGCACATACTGCACGAGCTAATGACACCCGAAGGTGACGAGCCGCACATGGCATTCATTGAGCAAGTGGCAGCAATGCGCGGTCAAGGCGTGTCGTCAATGTTCCGTTTTGGCGAGACATACGGCGCAACGCAGATGGCAGTCGCAGCTCACAAAATCCCAATACAGTACGTCACGCCTGCAAAGTGGAAAGGTTACTTCAGACTAAACCGCGACAAAGGTGTGTCACGCGGTCTGGCAACGCAGCGTTTTCCAGACTGCGCAAAGATGTTCGAGCGCGTCAAAGACGACGGCAGAGCAGAGGCAGCGCTGATTGCGCTATATGGAAAGGAAATGAGTAATGTATAAAGACGATACCGCTCTCATAATTCAAAATATGGAAAAATTGCTAGAAATGTGGGGGTCACATAATTTTTATCGCTGTTATGACGTAATTCCGATTTTGCAAGAGCGATTGAGCATTAGGGCTGCTCGTTGTTTAGAGCGCTGGAATGAAGACCTGACAAACCAGCCAATCAAAACACTTTTTGACATTGATATGACTAGCGATGCCATGCTTTTAACAACAGCTAATTTTGGAGTAAAATCAATGCGAGAACTCCGTCATGAAGTTGCTGAATTAAAAAGAGAATATAACATTATTGAACCGCTGCCCCTGAAAGAACTTATGGCGCAGATGAAAACTTTAATCCAAACATGCGGCGTCACGGATGCTGATAAAATTTGGAAAGCAGCAAAACAACAGCTAGAAACTGAACGCGCTAGGTATTTCACATGAACGGCTTTGAAAAACACCGCATAAAGCACTTGTCAGCCTCATCAATAAACCTCTGGACAAACGCACCAGATGTCTGGGTTGCAAGCTACTTGTTCGGCAGGCGAACACCAATGGGAGCAGCCGCCATGAGAGGCATTTGTACCGAGGATGCTGTGGTTGCCTATCTGACAGGCCAAAGCGACTGTGAGGCAGCTCTTAGCGCCGCTCTGGATAAGTTTGATAAGAGCTTTCCTATTGGCGACGAGAAGACAACAAAAGAGCGCAACATGATTGAGCCTTGCATGACCCTCGCACTGGAAGCACTGGCAGACTACGGCAAGCCAGAGTTTCCAGAGGAAGGTCAGGAAAAGATCAGCATAACAGCCAAGACCGACGACTATGAAATACCTGTAATCGGCTTTCTTGACCTCGTATTTCCAGAAGCAGGGCTTGTCATAGACCTTAAGACGACTGGCAGATGCCCTTCTACAATGTCGGCAGAGCATCAGCTCCAACGCGCAATCTACCAAAAGGCAAAAGGCAACCAGGCAGTCAAGTTCCTATACGTCACGCCAAAGAAAACAGCATTATTAGAGGACGGCGATCCGAATGAATTATTGGCACGAGCAAAAAAGCAGATCAGTAGACTGGAAAAGTTCCTACGCGCTGGGAGCAAAGAAGACATTGCAGAGGTCATTCCAGTCAATCCAAACACTTTTTACTGGAACGGTGCTGAGGCTCTTCGGGAAGAACTCTATGGAATATAATTTCAACAAATCACACGCATGGAAGTCAGACCCTGACGATTTATTCATGGACAACGTGTATGCCTTCCGCGATATCGTAAACCTCTACAGCCACAGCATTGACTTTTACTTTCCCAATTATCACGATGCGCCGTGGCAGGTACAGGCAGAAATCAGCGGAGAAAAAGTAAACTTCTGGCCTCACAAAATGAAGGCGCACATAGAATACACAAAAGGCGGGGCAGTTGAAGGCCGCTATCGCATCATAGACCTGATTAACGAACAGATCGCAAAAGACCCAGAAGGCTCGTCAGGCAAGTCAGATGACTGGACACTGGCAGACGGCTGGGATGACGATGAGTTTGATCTGTTCGAATGATGGGAGTTGATATGAAATATGGAAGTGTATGCTCTGGCGTTGAAGCCGCTACAGTAGCGTGGCATTCGCTCGGTTGGGAGCCACAGTGGTTTAGCGAAATTGAAGCATTCCCTAGCGCTGTTTTGCAGCACCGTTACCCAGAAACGCCGAACCTTGGCGATATGACAAAATTTAAGGAGTGGCCTAGTGACCGATCAATTGACCTTCTTGTTGGAGGAACGCCCTGCCAATCATTCAGTGTCGCAGGACTTCGCAAGGGACTTGATGACCCAAGGGGAAACCTTATGCTCACCTATCTTGCCATTGCTGCACAGTATCAGCCCAAGTGGGTGGTTTGGGAGAACGTCCCCGGCGTCTTGTCTAGCAACAGAGGACGGGATTTTGGAACCTTCCTCGGGGCGTTGGGGCAACTCGGGTATGGGTTCGCCTACAGAGTGCTTGACGCTCAATACTTCGGAGTGGCACAGCGACGCCGACGTGTTTTTGTTGTCGGACACCTTGGAGACTGGCGACGTGCCGCAGCGGTTCTATTTGAGCGAGAAAGCATGTCAGGGCATCCTGCGCCGAGCAGAGAGACGCGGGAAGAAATTACCGGATACACTTCAGGCAGCTTTGGAAGCTACAGTGAGAGTAGCGGAGTAGCGTCCACAGTGACAGCCGCAGGAAGAGATATAGGCGGGGGATCGGAAACGCTTGTGGCGAAAACTTTAACCACTGGCACTGGTCGTCAGTTTAACGCCGAAACGGAAAGTTTCGTGACTGAACAGGAAAAGGTGAACACGATCACTGCATCATATGGCATGGGTGGGGCTGATTTAGAAACCAAGCCTGTCGTTTATGGCTGGAATAGCGAGTTCAACACAATGAAAGACGCGATGCCGACCATACAGCGTGGTGGACAAGGTGGGTCACAAGATGGCGTTATGGACGGAAGCATGACCGTGCGCAGATTAACGCCAATTGAATGCGAACGATTGCAAGGCTTTCCAGACAATTACACGCGCATTTCATGGCGCAATAAATCACCAGATGATTGCCCAGATGGGCCGCGATACAAGGCTATGGGCAACAGTATGGCCGTGCCAGTGATGCGCTGGATCGGTGAAAGAATACAGCAGGTGGAAGCATTTGCTGCAATCCCAGCGCAGGGTCACGCGCACAACAACGTCAACAACTCAAACACAGGAGAAAATAATGTTTGAAATAGACTTAGGAAACACAGGTTCCGACATCAATACGTTCCTCGGCTGGTCAGCACGAGGCACACAGGACGGCGCAATCAGAGCCAAGCAGTTCTACTTACGCGACGGCGCAGCGAAGGATGAATACGAAGCAGCGCAGACAAATGGCTTTATCCTAGACCTCGATAGCCTAAAAACAGGTTGGCAAAAGTCAGAAGGCATTGCAGGCGTAGCACCTGAATGGAAGTGGAACCCATCAACAAACCAAATGATGGCAAAGCCTGGTGATGACTATAAAAAGGGCATCTCAGTCAAATGCGCCATCGGCGGTGGCAAAGTCGCCATGTGGGAACAAGCAGGCGCAGCAATCTGGTCTGCCATCACTGACCTAGCGCCGAAGCTAAAGGCACAGCCAAGCGCAGGCCAAATGCCGCTCGTCAAAATGATAGAAGCCAAAGAACTTAAGTTCACAAAAGGCTCAACATGCTACCCTGTCTTTGAAGTCGTTAAATGGGTGGACAAGCCAGACTGCCTCAAAGAAGGTGCTGCGGCAGGCATTGCAACAGAACCAACACCTGCTCCACAGCCCGAGCCTGCACCAGCAGCCGCGGCAGACGACATGGAATTTTAAGCTAAAATGCCGTGGCGGTATTAATCGCCACGGCAGTCACAGGGAGGGTAGAAATGAAACAGGAAATGGAAAACAATATGGAAATGGCTCCCAAGTCCGACATCATTAAGCAGTTTATAACACAAATAACGCGAAACTGGAATGAGGTTGGGCAGCCTTTAATAGAAATACGATCAATCAGCACATCTGGATCAACAAATGCAGCAAGATTTAAGCTAGAAGACTTAAACCAAGCAGTCGAACATGCTGAGGCTATGAATAAAGCCAAGCAAAACATCTACATGTGCATAAACGCAATTGATCCGATCAAAGCCGAGGACATCCCAGCAGGCAAAGCCGCCAAAGACACAGACATCCTCGCAGCCTTTTACTGCTTCGCAGACGCAGACACAAAAGGCGCAATGGAAAACATTATGTCATTTGCTGGCCCGAAATTTACACTGTCAGTCAAGACAGGAACGAAGCCATTCGCCAGAGGCCATGCATATTGGGAACTTGAAGAACCATGCCAAAACATGGACGCATGGAAAGAAGTGCAGAAATCTATAGCCGCAAGCCTACAAACAGACGCGGCTGTCATAAATCCAAGCAGAATTATGCGCGTGGCAGGCACAGTCTCATGGCCCAACAAAAAGAAGCAAGACAAAGGATACGTCCCTGAACTCGTCACAATGCGCACAGAGTTTACAAATGACCGCGATCCGCAGCCGTTCGAGCGGCTCATGCGTGCTTTCCCGAAAAAAGAAATGCCTAACAATCAAGTTGGCGGCATAGAAATAGACCTCGGGCAGCAAGCAATGGATCGCCAGCTCGCAGCTCAAAGCATCATGGCAGGCGATGACTGGCACAACAATATAATACGCCTTGTCGCATCATATGTATCAAAAGGACTGTCAGACGAGGAAATCCACGCCATCACAGACAGCTTCACAATGTCTGGATACTCAGTAGACGACACAAGACGAGAAGTGCAGCAAGCAATAGACGGCGCAAGGGAAAAAGGATGGACGCCACCGCCCGATCCAGTCAAAGAACATATGCAGAAGCAAAACCAAGCTCTAAACATAGCCACAGAGCCGTCAGAAAGCTACACAGAGGACGCAACAGAGCAAAACTGGCCTACGCCCTATGAAATGTTTGATGCGCTCACGCTGCCGCGCAGGGAGTGGGTGTATGGATACGACTACATCAAAAAGTACATCAGCGTCACAGCATCGGCAGGCGGTATTGGTAAGACAAGCGCAATCATTGTGGAAGCACTGGCAATCGCGACAGGAAAAGACCTGCTCGGTACGCCTGTGAAAGAGCAAGCAAACGTCTGGATCATCAACCTTGAAGACCCAATATCCGAAATGCAAATGCGCACAATCGCAGCCATGCAGCACTACAACCTAACACCAGACGACATCAGAGGCAGGCTGTTCATAGACGGTGAGGACACAATGGAAATCACGCTGGCAGCAGAAGGCAGAGACGGCCTAATCAAAAACGACGACATGCTGGCAGCAATGATCCGCGTCATCAAACAAAACAAAATCGGTGTAGTGATCCTAGACCCCTTTGTTTCCGCACACCTCGTCAACGAAAATAACAACGGATCAGTCCAGGCAGTCGTGGCAATGCTCAGAAAGCTCGCCAGAGACACAAACAGCTCAGTTCAGCTCGTGCATCACATCAGAAAAACAAATGGTGAAGATGCAACGATTGACAGCGTCAGAGGCGCAGGCTCGCTCATCGGAGCAGCCCGAGCAGCCAGAGTAATTAATAAAATTACACCAGACGACGCCATAGCTCTAGGCGTAGACGAACACGAAGCTCTCGGCATATTCGCAGTTGACGACGGCAAAGCAAACCTCGCACCGCCATCAGATAAGCGCACTTACAGACGCATGCAGTCAGTGGAGATTGCAAACGGGGAACATATAGGTGTCGCCACGGAGTTTAAGCTGCCAGACATGTTTGACGGCGTGACAACCAAGAACCTCTACAATGTCCAACGCACAATCGGAAAGGCAGAGGAAGCAGACGAAGCCTACAGAGCAAACGCGCAGGCTGACAGATGGGTCGGGAAAGCTGTAGCTGAAGAGCTAGACCTCGATCTGGAAAAGCCAAACCAACTCGCAAAGACGAAAGCAATTGTTAAGCAGTGGGTCAGCTCCGGCAGTCTCAAAGTTGTTAAGCTGCCAAACAAAAGAAAAGGCGGCGATGCACCGTGTGTGATCGTCGGCGAATGGGTGAACCATGACGAGCTGTAAACTTGATAGCCACACTTCCACACCTTGTTTTCCCGAAGTGTGGGTAAGGTGTGGAAGGTGTGGAAGAAAAGCCACAAAATACCCTTCCACACCACCTGCATATATATATGCAAGGTGTGGTGGGGTGGTGGATCAGGTTGAAGTGAGGTGTGGAAGCAAGGTGTGGAAAATCGGAGGGTAAACAGATGAAGCAGACCAAAAGACAAAAGAAGTCGGATCGCATATTGCATGGCAGTCAGTCCAAGGATGCCATCATGTGTGACTACGCATTAGCTCCAGTTGACAGGCTGGCAATCCAGATGGATGAGAAGTGGGGGATAGATGTGCTGCCCGAGCTGGTCAGTGTCTCGATGTCGCAAAAGTATGGCAGTGCGGTGGCTAAGATGAATGCGGCAGTTGAGGCAGGCGATGTAGAAGAATGTAAGGTTCGCTGTGAAGTCGTGATGAGGGGGCTGCAAGCGATGGACGCTGAGGCTGAACGTATTGGCGCACAGAGAGCCTCAACGGATGTGTGGGAGGTTCAGATAGATGGAAAACTGTTCGGCGTTATGAAGGACGGTAGATCATGGCGCACGATAAAGAAGCAGCGGCCTGAGTTGGAGTTGTTGACGCTGCGTGAGGTCGGGCTTTCTTACTCTTGGTTCCGTGACAACTGGGCAGGTGAGTTAGAGAAGGCAGCGAAGCAATCATTCCCAGGCGCAGAGTTAATCGACATCAAGGGGAAACTGTTTGACGATCCTATTCCCCTCTGAGATAGTGACGGTACTTGATAGTGCAGAGCTTTACCCATTTCCTTCTGCACTTTCTGCCTCACTGAACTGGCTCGGCATTGCGCCGAGCCTTTTTTGTTTGTAACCTATCAGCATGAATACTTTTGTCGTAGAATATGATCCAGACATGGATGACGATGAGATTGATGCAGAGGTCGCAGAGATGCTGTGGCTTATCAATGAGCGCATTCTAGGTGGCAGTAGTCGGAAGGTTATGGCAGTAGCTCTAAGCCTTGCGATGAAGGAATACTTAGAGAACAGCGAAGCATTCGGAATACATCATTAGCGCGTTAGAACACACAGCGACGGCAAGGCGCGGACGCATGCGCACATACCTGAACGCTCGTTCAATTACAATATTGGACATACTATATGTTGTGGTTTGCGCAGACTGCATGGCTTCCCAACAGCTCTGATTGCCTGTAAGTCATTGATAATAAAGGATTTGCATAATAATTTAACATAATACACATTATCTGGCTATGCATATCTATGCAGTTTTGGCAGCCAGACCCCCCCAGCGCCGCGAGAAGAGGGGGGCATGTGTGTGTAGAAAAACGCAGACACCTGTGCTACCATAAAGCCAGGACTGCCACGCTTCCTCACTTGCGCGACAACTCGTCTCTCCCTACGCTGTGTCAGCGCCGTGGCAGTCCCCCCCCCATCCCCCTATTGCCAGAACTGCTAGCATCGTCTAAAATTTTAAAAATTCTGGAAGCGAGGCGATATGGCGGGAAAGCAGTTAAAAAAGACAATACTTGCAGACGTTGCCAAGAAGGGCGGCGCGGAATATGTGCGTGAGATGGCGTCTAGCATGACATTGAAGGCCTGGGCTGCTCAGGAGTGGCAATGCAGTCGCAACTACCTGAGCGAGACAATCCGCAGTGTTCCTGAGTATGCTCGTGCATTGGAGGGTGCGCAGTCGGTTTTAGCGGATGCCATGATGGAGGAGAATGTTGAGATTGCCGACAGCATTCCAGAGACTGCATCGAGTACGCAGATTGCGAAGGTTCGTGAGCAGATGCAGGCACGAAAGATGTTGGCTGCTGGGCTGAATAGGGATCGGTACGGTAGTGGCCCTCGTGCTGAGATTACTTTGAACTTGGGTGATCTGCACTTGGACGCCCTTAGGAAAATCAGCTCTGACCGCCAGGCATTGATGGCAGAGGATCGTGAGCGTGAGATGAAGGTGATTGAGCATGACGACTGAGGCTAATCCATTTGAGGAGTTTACGTTACAGTACATGGATGACCCTGTGCTGTTCGTTAAGGAAGTGCTTGGTGCTGAGCCGCTGCCGTATCAGGTGGAGTTTTTGGAAGCGATTGCGGCGAATGAGCGGAAGATCAGCATTCGGTCTGGTCATGGTACTGGGAAGTCAACGAGCGCGAGTTGGGCGATGCTGTGGTTTTTGCTGATGCGTTTTCCTAATAAAGTGGTCGTCACTGCCCCAACGTCTGGTCAGTTGTTTGATGCATTGTTTGCGGAGCTAAAGCGGTGGATTGGTGAGTTGCCGAAGCCAGTACAAGATTTGCTGACAGTTAAGAGCGATCGAGTTGAGCTGACGGCTGCGCCTTCTGAGATGTTTATATCTGCCAGAACGTCGCGTGCAGAAACGCCAGAAGCCTTAGCGGGTGTACACAGTGATAATGTTCTTTTGGTCGTTGACGAGGCGTCTGGTGTGCCTGAGAAGGTGTTTGAGGCGGCTGCTGGTTCTATGTCGGGCCACAGCGCCACGACTGTTCTTTTGAGCAACCCTACGCGATCAACTGGTACGTTTTATGAGAGCCAGAATAGGATGTCTGGCAGTTGGTGGACGCGGCGATGGAGCTGCGTTGACAGTCCGTTGGTGTCTGATGAGTTCGTTGACGAGATGCGTGAGCGGTATGGCGAGGAGAGCAATGCGTTTCGTATTAGGGTTTTGGGTGAGTTTCCGTTAGCGGACGATGACACGATTATTCCGTTTCATTTGGTTGATGCGGCTATGAACAGAGATATTGAGGTGGACGAGGAGCGTCGGCCTGTCTGGGCTGTTGATCCTGCTCGATTTGGGACTGACAGGACTGCGTTTTGCAAGAGAGTTGGGAGTGTTATTACTGAGATTAAGTCGTGGCGTGGCTTGGACTTGATGCAGACTGTTGGTCGTGTGATGGCGGAGTATGAGGCTCTAAATCCGAGCAATAGACCGTCAGAAATCTTGGTTGACAGCATTGGTGTGGGTTCTGGCGTTGTTGATCGTTTGAGGGAGCTTGGGGCGCCTGTGAGGGGTGTGAATGTGGCTGAAAGTCCGTCTATGGGCGAGACGTACAATAATTTGAGAACTGAGCTGTGGTTTAAGACAAAGGCGTGGCTTGAGGATCGTTCTTGCAAATTGCCGCAAGATGATGAGTTGTTGGCTGATCTGACAGGTATACGGTACTCGTTTACGTCGTCTGGCAAGATGGCGGCTGAGGGGAAGGATCAGATGAGGCGCAGAGGATTAAGATCGCCTGACTTGGCAGATGCAGTTTGCTTGACAATGGCGTCTGACGCGGCGATGGCGCTGTCTGGGCCTATGAGTACATGGAGAGGCGAGCTGAGAAGGAATTTGCGCGGTATTGCGTAGTGTGATATGGTCGGTGCAACATAGGAGGTTTTTATGGCATATGGTAAAAAGATGGGCGCTGCGCCTAAGTTTAAGCCTTGCAGCGGTTGCCCGACACCAGTTGCGTGCGCTCGTAAGGGCAAGTGCATGGCAAAAGCGAGAAAGTAATGCCTAGAGCGAAGAAGGGGCTTTATGCCAACATTCACGCCAAACGGAAGCGGATTAAGGCTGGTTCGGGTGAAACGATGCGGAAGCCAAGCAGCAAGGGAGCGCCGACTTCTAAAGCATTCAAAGCGGCTGCAAAGACGGCTAAGAAGCCAGCGAAAAAGAAAAAGTGACGAGTAATGGCGAAAGACCCTAAACTGAGCCGTGTTGGTGTTTCTGGTTATAACAAGCCAAAGAGAACGCCGAGCCATCCGACAAAGAGCCATGTTGTCGTGGCGAAAGATGGAGACAAGGTGAAGACAATACGGTTTGGGCAGCAGGGCAAGACAGGCGATAAAACGATGACAAAGCGTGCAAAGTCGTTTAAAGCGCGTCATGCAAAGAACATTGCCAAAGGCAAGATGTCTGCGGCGTATTGGGCGAATAAGGTTAAGTGGTAGATGGCGACACCTGACGAGATACGCCGAGCGCGAGAGCAATCGAGCATTTTTGGCAATTTGTTTGATTATGTGCGTGCCAATGAGGCGCAACTTGCGTCAGAAGGTCGTCGGCCTGTTTTGGGTGGATTGCTGTCAAAAGAGCCTGTGATGGGAACTGACACGATCCGCTATGAGGGACTTGGCCCTATGTTGGCAGGGCTGCTTGAGCCGTTGGCGCGTGGCGTTGATGCACCTCGCGCTGCGGCTCAGGGTCTAATACCGCAAGAGGATATGATTGGCGAGGCGTTTGGCACTGCTGGGACTGCCATGCTTGGTGGCGGTGCGGTTGCTAAGCCTGCGGGGGCTTTAGGTGCGAATACACTGCGCGTTTATCATGGTGGTGATTATAGGTATGGCGATGACATAAATGCTCCATTTTTTGTCACGCCAGATCGTAAAGGTGCAGAGTATTTTGCGCCAGATGATGTGCCTTTTAGTTCGGTTTCAAACTTTGAGGCAGATTTAAGCAATGCACTTGATATAGATACGCTAGCAGGTCAGGCTCAATTGTCTGAGATATTGACTAAGTACGGGATTGAGCATGACTACAATCCTGACAGTGTTTATGAAAAGATTGACATTTATGATGTGCCTGATGATGTGTCGTATGACGGCACAAACTTGCTTGATGCTGCGTACATTCCAGAAGTTCAAGACGCTTTGAAGAAAGAGGGCGTGAGCGCACTTTACAGTTCGGCAGACGCACTAGAGAACTCAAGCATTCCAGCTTATGCAGTTGTTGACCCTACTATTTTGGGCGCCAACGCTTCAAAAAGCTCGGGCCTTTTATCAGTTGCGTCAGACGTATCCGCACGCGGCGATCAGATATTAAACATGCTAAAGTCTGGCAGAGGGTCGGAGGTTACTGACGCGATGCTAGATATGGGCGACGGCGTAAAAAATACGCAGTTAAATCAGTACCTTGCAGCAAATTATGATTTGCCTATGGACGAGGCAAGCCGATTGGCTCGTGCGCGTGAGATGGGGTTTGAGGGCGGCTTGCTGCATGGCACTGGTTCAGACATCACTGCGGTTGATCCAGCAAAGCTCGGTGGAAAGCAGAATGTTTTGGGCAAGGGGTTTTATCAAACAACTAATCCGCAAAGATCAGATCGTTATGTTCCAAAGGTAAAAGATGACGATGGTAGCTTGATTTTTGCAGAAGGTGGCAATGTCATGCCTCTTATGACTAAAAGCGCAGATGAGTTTGATTTGACTGTTCCGACAGGCAAGGAAAACATCACGCGCATTGCGAACGCTTTTGAAGGGTCTGATTATGACGTTGAGTTGCGCGATGGCGGCGACAGTGTGTTTATTCAAAGTAAAACAGACCCAAGCGCGTCGGTCTTTCTTGATAGTTATGCAGAAGGGCAAAATACACTAATGCGTCTGAAAGATGCGTTCGGAAACAACAATATTACCCCAATTCTGCAAGAGGCTGGATTTACTGGCGTTAAGGGCGTTGAGAGCAGAGGCAGCAATGTGCGTGTAAATTATAACCCGCAAGATGTGCGCACACAATTTGCCAGGTTTGATCCTCGACTATCTCACTTGTCAAACGTCACAGCAGCCAACGCCTCACCAATAAGTGGCCTTTTGGCGCAATCTGGTGTATCAAGTGAGCAAGCTCAGAGAATAGAAGACTATCTGTATAGGACAGGATTGTTACAGTAATGGCACTTACAACCTATGATGAATTAAAAGCAAGCATTGCGGATTTTCTGAACCGCGATGATTTAACGTCTGTTATTCCTGATTTTATTTCGTTGGCTGAAGCTGACATGAATAGAGGCTTGCGTCACTGGCGTCAGGAAAAGCGCAGCACGGCAGAGATTGACACGCAGTACAGTGCAATGCCTGCTGACTTTCTTGAGGTTATTAGCTTTCACATTAGCTCTGGCGATTATCGCAGCTTAGAGTTAGTCAGCAAGGCGCAAATGCAAGATCGTCGGTATAAGTCTGGCGACACATCTGGCAAGCCTGCGTTTTACGCGATTACTGCTGGTGAGATTGAAGTTTACCCAACGCCTGATGGGACGTACAACGCAGAGCTTTACTACTACTCACGGATTACTGCGTTGTCTGACAGTGATACGTCAAACTGGGTTTTGGAGTATTTCCCTGACGCGTATTTGTATGGTGCGCTTGTGCATTCTAGCCCTTACCTTAAAGAGGACGCGCGCACTCAGGTTTGGGCATCGTTGTACGCAAACGCGATCAGTGCTATAAATGCGGAAAGCGAAAAGTCTAAATTTGGCGGTTCAGGACGCCGCATGCGTATTCGCAGCTATTAACGCCTGCCATGATTAGGGTGGAAGCCGTACTTGGCTTCTGCCTCTTTCCTTGCAGTGATAGCATCATTTTTATCCGCAAAACTTCCAAGGTGTACTAGCCTTCCATTAGCAGATATTGTGCATACCCATCTGCATGTTTTTTTAACAAAGTAAACCCCTGTGTAGCCGCTACTGTTGTCGCTTCTAATCGCTCTGTTCATGTTGTTTTCTTTGCTGCTGACAGCTCGCAAATTTGAAATTCTATTGTCACTTCTAATTCCATTGATGTGGTCAATTTGGTTAATTGGGGCCGCTCCATAAAACATTGTCCATATAATGCGGTGAGCAGAGTACACTTTTTTAAAAATCAATCCATTGCGATACCCTTTGCCATCGTCAGCGGTAAACGCTTCCTTTCCCGCAAGTCTGCTATTCCATTGTACACAAGCATGTTTTGCGCTTCTTTTTTCTGTTGTATTAAAGAAGGAAATATCGCGCTCTTTCCAATACAGTTTTCCTGTGTCTGGTTCATAGCGAAGCAGTTGACGTAATAGTTCTGGGGATGGTAGTTCTTTTTTAGACATTTCGGCCTCCTTATTAGGCTGTCTTGGTTAGAAACTCGCCAGTGTTGCTGCATTGGCGGGTTTCGTATATAGTGGCATAGAACGTTCACAAATTCAATGGAGGCGGCGTTGTCCCTATCCAATACCTTTGAAACACACACGCTGAATTACCTGTTTACAGCCACTTCAGTTACGCGGCCCACAGCTTGGTATGTTGCGCTGTTTACGAGCGATCCAGCAGAAGATGCGTCAGGCACAGAAGTATCTGGCGGTGCATATGCGCGTCAGAGCGTGACTTTCACAGTGTCAGGCAATACTGCGTCTAACTCTGCTGCGGTTGAGTTTCCTACTGCAACTGCCTCGTATGGCACAGTTACTCACATCGGTGTTTATGATGCATCATCTGGTGGCAACTTGATTGCTTATGCAGCGTTGACTACAAGCAAAGCGATTGACACGGGCGATGTACTTAGGCTCCCAGCATCTGACCTAGATATAACTATGGACTAAGCCTATGGCTGACACCACATACAGAACAGGCTTTGGCACTGGTGCATTCGGTGTCAGGGCTTATGGCGTTGATGGTGTCTTAAAAGATGGTGAGGCCATTGTTATTGGCGTCACATCAACGGCTGCTGCAAATGTTCGCGTCAGGCTGACTGGCGCGATTGCTGTTTCTAGCTCCAGCAACGCTTCAGACGCGCAGAGAGTGCGTGAAGCAAGCGCGACTGCCTCAGTATCCGCGACAGGCTCTTGCAGCGCCCAGAGAGTGCGTGAGAGCGATGCTGCGGTATCTGCAAGCGCAGCAACTAGCGCAGCCTGTGAGCGCGTGCGTGAACAAAGCGCGGCTGTTAGCATTGCAGCAAGTAATACTGGCGATATAGAGCGTGTGCGTTTGGGTGTTGCTGCGGTTTCAGCTGCTGCGTCTGTTAGTGCAAATGCTGTGGTAGTCGTAAGCATTGCGCCAGTCGTGTCTGTCGTTACAACAAATGTTGCAACAGTAAACCGCGTGCAGTTCAGCGATGCTGCTATTAGCACTGCTTGCAGCACGACTTGTAATGCGATTGAAAAGTGGGAGCCTGAAGCAGGTACGGCTGAGGTGTGGACAGATGTTGATCCCGCGACAGAAATATGGCAAGATGTGGCAAGCGTGACCGATACATGGTCTGCCATCTCCCCCACATCGGAAACATGGACAGGCGTATCGGCTGCAAGTGATACTTGGTCAGACGCCGCATAGGTAAAGTAGATGATAACGCAAAAGCGATTAAAAGATGTTTTGGAGTATGACGCCGATACTGGCGTTTTCACATGGCGCTTTGGTAGGCCAAAGGCAAAGGCTGGGTCTATTGCTGGAGGTAAAAACTGGAAGGGTTATTGGTTAATTTGCGTGGATGGTAAGAGGTATCGCGCCCATCGTCTCGCATGGCTTTACGTTTATGGCTTAATGCCTAAGCGTCAAATTGACCACATCAACCACGACAGATTGGATAATCGCATTGATAATTTACGCGAAGTTACAAACGCAGAAAACCACAAGAATGTAAAATTAGCGTCAAACAATAAGTCTGGTTATTCTGGCGTTAGCTTTTGTAAATTAAAGCAGAAGTGGACCGCGCGGATAAAGGACGGTGCGGTTTACAGAAACTTGGGTTATTTTGTGGATAAAATGGATGCTGTTTCCGCGCGGGATGCGGCGAAGGTAAAACTTGGGTATCACCCTAATCACGGATTGCCGAAGGAGGCATAAATGGCTGTATCATATACAACAACGTACAACTTAACTAAGCCTGAAGTTGGCGCGTCAGAAGATCAATGGGGCGATCTTTTAAATACAAACTTTGACAGCATTGATGACATCCTTGACGGTACTACGCCGATCACTGGCATTGATATTAACTCAGGTACGTTGGACGGCGTTACGATTGGCGGCACAACTGCGGGCGCGGGTACTTTTACGACGCTGACAGCCAACACATCTCTTGATGTTGCTGGTACAATTACCAGCGATGGGCTGACTGTGGATGGTGGTGGTTCAGTAGCATCTTTTGGTAATACAGCAAATAATAATAGTATTGTAGTTAATCGTACAACTACCAATCCATCTTCATTCCGTATGGTGGCTTCT